AGATTTGAAAATGGCAGCAGAGTGACTACAAAATGACTACATTGTGTCTACGGCACTTTTCACACCCTCAAGGCTGCATCCAGTAGCAAGCACGATAAACCGCCAATTATCCCCAATAAGATATTAATTACGCCAAATTTTAATAATAAAAAAACCTGCAATTTGCAGGCTTCTTCAATTACATCCACAACACACCTTGATTCCCTTTAGGGTGGGGCGGTACAGCATTAATTATTCCCGGCTCCATTATCGTATCAACGATTGTTTCATGGGTCTTAAAGGTTTTGCCGCAATTAATATTCGTGCACTGGTGATAGCGTTCTTTAGTTTCATCACTAAGGTAACGACTGGATCTCGCGTGTGCTGCAAATTTACAGCGTGGGCAATGCATCATATTTACCTCCGAAACTGCATATTCAGTAATTACGCTGATCTTATCACCAGTGTTCGCATTTGTGAAACAAATATCAATTAGTTGAATTTTACTGCTCAGTGGCCTCGTATGTTACATCCGACAACAAAACTTCGAGAGACAATTGGGTGGTGTAGCCGCTGTTGCTGAGGCTGTGCGATACCTTGCTAATTATCCAGCTCTGTTGGTCTATCACTGATTTAAAACCGTTGACCGCGACAGGTGTTTCAGGAAATAAATCAGCGCGCCCCATGGCAAGAGTGATAGAGAACTCAGCAACACCGCGCTGTAACTTCTCCCATTTAGACTGGGCAGCGCGCATGGCAGCTTTTTGCGTGGCGTAAACCGTCGTGATAACAAAGACATTATCCTCAGCCCCCACCAGATAATCCCCTTGCTTTTCCTCTACCGGTTTTTTCTCTTTAGCCGCTTTAGTGCGGGTCGGCTTGGCTTTGGGGTGTTCCAGTGCGCGGAGCTGTTTAAACTTCGGCTTGCGCTTTAACTTAACTTTTTTCGGCTTGGCCGGTTTGGGGTCTTTGGTGTGCAACCAACTGGCACTGACACCGGTATACGCGCCCCGGTCAGCAATACTAAAGCTGTGCTGGTCGCCATCTTGTCGGGTGATCGTCATTTGCGGAATGGGTTTACCACTGGCAGTGACACCGCTGCCCGGCTTGATAAACAACAATCGCCCGGCTTTGACGGCGGCCACTGCGCCGTTAAGCGAGGCTAACCGGGTGATAAACTTGGCGTCAGTCTCTTGGGTCTGGTCGATATGAGAGATAGCAATATCCGCCAGCCCCTCGGCCAGCATCGCTTTCAGGTTGTTGCGCTCCGCCACTTGCGCCACGACTTTACCCAGCGTTGTCTCATGATAAGAGACTTCCCGCCGCGCATTGAGCGAACCCCGAAAATCGGCACTGCGGGCGCGAATAGTCAGCGTATCTGGTGCGCCATGGTGCTCGACCTCATCCACGGTAAAATCACCCTTTCCAATCAGCGCCGACCCTTTCCAGCCCAAGAACACCGACAACACCGCGCCGCGTTCCGGCAAGGCGAGTTGGCCGTCAGCGTCATCCAGTTCGACATCAAGCTGGTCAGCTTCAAAGCCCCGGTTATCGGTCAGGCTCAGGGACAACAGCCGGGGGCGAATATTCTGCGTGATATCTTTCGCGTTAATCGTCAGCATATAGTCCGGGGCCATATCCGCCCCGGCCGGTAGAGACATGCCGGTCATCATGAGAATAATCCTCCGATAGCGGCCTGTGCTTTACTGGTCATTGCTGTCGCTTTACCCAGCAACTCGTCAGCCTGTTGTTTCATGTCGCCGAACATGGCCGTTAATGACTCGTCAACCCGCAACAGATTGAGGGTGAACTCAATGCGCCGGGCGCTACCGTCTTCAAAGAATAGCGTGCCGGTCTGGCTCAGGCTCTCGATGACAAACATGCCATAAATCATGCCGCTACCCTCCACCAACGGCCATGCTTTGCCTTGGTCGGCCATCGCCTCAAGGGCCAGCAATGACAGGCGGCCACCGGTCAGCTCCGGCAGTAATACACCGGACAGCTTAATTTTTTCACTGTCTACGCCAAGAAATTGCGCGGACGGGCGCAAGCCCACCCGGCTGTTAGTCGGCCAACGGTAATCAATATCGCGCCCCATGCTTTGGTAAGGCGTGGTCTGGCGCATAAAAACAAATAACCCCAGTGATAACATCATGATTAATCATTCTCCATCTGGCCGCGCTGACGGGCGCGCTTATCGCGTTCGTTCTTGGCAAGCGCATCGGTCATCATTCGCTCCGCATCCTGTCGGCTCATGCCCGGCGGGATAGTCACCTTGATATCATTGGTGGTGACACTGCTATCAACGATAGTGGTGCCGGTATTGGCGGTGACCGGCTGATAACCGCCGTATAACACGCCGCCACTGGGTGAGTACCCCCCCGCGTAAGGGTTATCTTTCGGGACGTTATCGGCCAGCCCGGCAGATTTACTATCAATAATGCCGAGTTTTTCCAGTACCCAGTCAATGCCACTGCGTAGCTGCCCCAGTGCATCAATGGGAAGTTTGAGCGCATAAGCTAAACCTCGGCCGAATGTTTCCCCGGCAGTGGTAGCAATAAGCAACGACACCCCACTAAATTTGATGGGGGCGACCAATTCAGCAAACAGTGTCTTGAGCTGGTTAAAACCATTAATTAGCGGGGTAAATGCCGCACTGATTGGTCCGGCAACAGCGGTAAAGCCTGTCACTACACCCGCCATAAATGCGCTAATAGGCTCCCAAAACTTACGAATAAGCAGCGCACCAGCGATAATAAGTGCAATCACCGCAGTGACCGGCCATGCCAACGTGGCTAGTGTTGCGGCAATTGTTCCACCCATGATGGAAAAACCTGTACTCAACAGACCAGCCCCGGCCAACAGCAGGTTAAACCCGGCCATGACCGGCCATGCAATCAGCCCCAGCGCCCCCAAGCCGGCAACCAGTACCAACGCCGCGCCAGTAACGGTGGTAATGGTGCTGACCAGCTCCGGGTTTTTCTTGGCCCATGCAGCCACATTAATCAGCCAGTCGGTTGCGGTTAGGGTCAGTTTGCGCAGCGCGGAGTCTTGCTTCTCAAAGACTTCAATCTCTAAGTCTTCCCATGCCGAACTCAGGTTTTTCAGGTCGCCGTCAAGGTTATCCATTCTGACCGTGGCAATAGATTGCGCGGTGCCACCGGCCTGCATCAGCTTACTTTGTTTCTCCGCCAGCTTGCCGTTACCGGCAGCAGCCACCAGTTTCACCGCGCCTTTCATCGCCTCTTCACCGAATATCACTTTCAGATACTCGGCTTGCTGTGCGGTGCCTAACGTGTTCTTTTTAAACGAGCGGTCAATATCTTTGAGGATTTTCGCCACCGGCAACATATTGCCTTTGTCGTCGCGGGTCGTTATTCCCAGTTCTTTCAGTGCGGCCGGTGCTTGCCCGACAGGCGCTTGCAACCGGCTAAACACCGCACTGGTACTGGTGCCCGCCATGCTGCCCTTGATACCGTTATCAGCCAGTACACCGAGTAACGCGGTGGTGTCTTCAATGCTGGCCCCGGCGGCCTCAGCAATCGGGGCCACATATTTCATGGCCTCGCCTAGCTCTAACAGGTTGGTGTTTGAGCTGGTAAAGCCTTTCGCCATCACGTCCGACACGCGTTTAATCTGGTCTAACGGCAGGTTAAACGCCGATTGCATGTTGGTGACAATATCGGCCGCCTCGGCAATATCCACACCGGACGCCAGCGACAGGTTAACCGTCGGTTCAGTGGCGGCCAGAATAGAGTTAGCGTCATAGCCGGAACGCGCCAGTGTGTCTTGCGTTCGTGCTACGTCAGTCGGGGAAAAAGCTGTTGAACCGCCGATATCTCGCGCCTGTTTACGAATGGCGGCCAGCTTGGCGTCATTTTTATCCAGCCCTAAAATCGCCTGAGTGCCCGACATCTGGCTATCAAACTCCATACCTGGCGCAACCAGTTTCGCCGCGCCGTACAGCCCGGCGGTTGCCACGCCAAGACTCGCCGCACTGGTATTACGCACGGCACTGGTGGCGGCTTTGCCTTGCTGGTAACGATTGCTGATACGGTTGAGTTGCTCCTGTTTCAAGCTCAGGCGTTGCAGTTCTTGGCGCTGGCGACTCAGGGCAACAGTCGCCTCGGCGGCGCTACTGCGTAACCGGCGTTGTTCACTGCTCAGGTTTTTGGTGGCAATGCCGTCAGCGTTAAGGGCGTCGCGCTGGCGCTGCACTGACTGGCGCAGCCCGTTGTATTTGGTTTGCAGTTCAGACGCCGCGCGCTTGGCTCCCTCCATCAGTCGGGCTTGTTGAGCGGTGGGTTTCTCGGTGTTTTTAAAGGCGATAGCCAGCGCCGCCGCGTCTTCTTTGGCTTTTTTCAGCGCCTGCCCGGTGACGGCCAGTTGGGCGCTGGCCTTGCGGAAACCGTCAATTTTTGCCGCCTGCGCATCAAGGGATTTGATGCTGCTTTGTGTGTTGCGAATATCCCCGGTGAGGGATTTACTGGCGGTTTGAATGGCTTTAAACGGGCGGGTGGCTTGGTCTACTGCTTTGAGCAATACCTGTAGCTGTAAGCTCTTACTCATGATTTACGGCTCCACTGCGTAGTAGGGCTTTATGACGCCAGCGCACCAGCTCGGTGAGGCTCAAGGCCCAAAGCTCTGACGGCGGCCAGTGAAAAATGGCGGCAATATCCGCCATCAGGTCGTCAACTTCCAGTTTCGGGTCGAGCGTTACGCCCCCTGTTTCGGCGACAAAAAACCAATCACCTTGCCCGCCAGCGCCACTAAATCCGGCAATTCCAAGCGGCTGCATTCTGCGGCGGTCAGTGTCGGTGTCGTGATCCGGGGTAACACCACAATCAGCGCATCCACATCAGAATGAGCGACATCTGAAAGCCGCACCCCGCGCAGCGCCCCGGCATTCGGGCGGTAAACTTCAATTTCAGTAATCAGGGTATCGCCACGCTTTAGCGGTGTTTCCAGTACCACCACATTCTCGTTAACCTCGGCGATGGTTTCAGTTTTAACAGTGAGTTTTTTCATGGTTTTTTCCAATTCAGTCAGGGAGGGCCAGCGGGTAACACTGGCCGTCAGGGGTTAGCGGCCAATGGCCTTGCGTTGCGCTTCCAGCAGGTCTACGCCATTAACAATTTCAATCAGGTTAACCACGTCAATTTCCATTACCACCTTGCCGTCAATGGTCAGCTTGTAGTAGGTACACTGGGTGGATACCTTGGTTTCAGTGTCTTCCCCTTGCTTGGATTCGCCGCCATCAATCTCTTTATGACGGCCACGGATTTCGACTTCTACCGCTGTCACTTCGCCGGTATCGTCACGCTGATAAGCGCCCGCAAAGCGCAGCGGAACCCCGTCAACTTTAGGCGTTCCCCATTGCTGCAACACCAGCTCGTCGAGGCCGCCCATCGACCACTCCATGGATAGCGCATCGTCATCCAGACCCAAATCAATCGGCGCAACGCCATTCATCCCGCCGCCCCGGTAGTTCTCCAGCTTGCGAGTCAGTTTCGGCAGGGTGATGGCGGACACGATCCCCATGTAATCCCAGCCATCGTTAAACAGGTTCATCAATTTCAGCTTACGTGGCAGTGCCATAAGTCAGTTTTCCTTAGCTGTTGACGGCGGCGGCAAAGTTCACCAAATATTTATCGGTGATACGCTGGCGCAGGGTTAAATCTTCCAGTGGTGGCACTGGGGTATAGTCGTAATCGATAAACAGCTTGCCCGCTTTCAGGGTGTCTTTATCGTTGGCGCTGTCGTCATACCAGCAAGCGCCGTCAATAATCAGCCCGGCGGATTTCATTTCGCGGAATTTGGCGTTGATGCTGCCAATCATGTCTTTGACCAGCGTCGGGTGCATCGGGCGGTCTATCGCCCACAACTGCGCCTCGGCCATGGTGTCGGCCAGAATCTGCGCGGTGCGGGTGTAGTTCTCAAAGGCAAACAGTGGATCATCAGAACAGGTACGCGACCCCCAAAACTTGAAGCCGTCTTTACGAATTAGCGTTGTTACACAGGCTTTGTTAAGTAAGTCAGCGTCAGTGCCAACGGTCTGCAAATCCCAGTAGACGCTGGCAGAGATACCGGTTACGCCATTTACGCCGACGTTAGACAGGGTTTTATGCCAGCCGGTATCAGTATCAATCTTGGCGCGCAGACCGAGGGCGCGGGCGGTGGCATAAGCAATATCTGTGCTGTTGGCGGTGGTGTTCCAGCTCAGGAAGTCCGGCCAAATCAACATCAACTCGCGTTGGCTGAAATTGTCACGGTACAGGATAGCTTCGGAAAGGGTTTTGCAGCCATAAGCGCTGATATAGCCAAAGGCGCGCAACTGCTGGCAGATACTCGCCAGCGCAGTAGACACTTGTTGGTTATCCAGCCCCGGCACACCAAGAATGCGCGGACGCACGCCGGTGACTGATTGCGCATCTAACAGCGCTTTCATACCGGTGTAGCGGCCGTTCTCGTCAGCACCGCCGATAATATTAGACGTGGTTTCGGCTTCATCTTTGCCGGTAGCCACTCGCACCACAATGGTAACCGGGCGCGACTGTTCAGCAATCGCCAGCAATGACGCGGCCAGCGTGCCTTTCTTACCGGCTTTACCGGCGGCGGCGCGCACATCAGTGATCAGTACCGGGGTGTTGAGAGGGAATGCGGTTGCGTCAGCATCGTCACTGGTGCAGACCATGCCGACAATGGCGGTGGAAATAGTGGAAATGACACGCGTCCCCTCGTTGATTTCGAGAACGCGGACGCCGTGATGGTAATCACCCATGGGGTAACTCTCCGTTGGTTAAGGGTGAGAGTATGGTGACGACTTACCGCGCAGGGGGCATTCAATGGGTGTTTTGTGGTGGCTGGCACAACGAGAAAAACCGAGAAAAATAGGTCGTGATACATAGAGCACTGGAACATGAGAAACCAATGGGTTTCTCATTGCATGATTTTTATATTAGATTGCGGCGTTCTTCTGCTGGAATGTACTTGTAAATAGTTTTCGGTGACACATCAAGAACCAAAGCGACTTGATGGAGGCTGGCACCATTTGCAAACATGCGCTTGGCCCGCTCAATCACTTCAGTTGTCATTATCCTACGACGCCCCCCAATTCGCCCCTCAGCCCTAGCTGCTGCCAGTCCAGCACGAGTGCGCTCGACGATAAGTTCACGTTCCATTTCAGCCAATGCAGACATGACATGAAAGAAAAAACGCCCCATTGCCGTACCAGTATCAATGCTGTCGGTCAAACTGCGAAAGTGTACCCCTCGGGTCTTTAATTCTTCTATCAGCGCTATTAAATGGCGAACACTACGGCCCAAGCGGTCAAGTTTCCATACAACCAACGTATCACCCTCGGACATTGTACGCATTGCGCGTTTTAAACCCGGACGATCAGATGACTTTCCGCTTATTTTATCTTCAAAAATCTGTTCGCAATTTGCACTAACCAGCGCATTGCGTTGCAGTTCTGTATTTTGGTCATTTGTTGATACCCTGATATAGCCAATAAGCACCTTATCACCCTCGTTAAATAGATAAAGTTTGTCACAAGTAAGCCGTGATAAAAATGGGCGGGGAAATATCCAAGGCTAAAAAACGTTGGTCTGGGAGAAGCTGCGAAACGCGGGGTAGGAACGGAAACAAATGACATCCCTGACATAGCAATTAGTGATAAGCGTTACATTAAAGTTAACGCAGAAAATACCCGGTTATGGGTGTCAAATGAGTACACGCCAGTTAATAACACAATGACAATTTCCGCTCATGGGTTGACGGGATTAAATTTACTGCGCTGCAAATGTGATGTTGTTCTAAAGCGAGCCGTTGCAGGAGATGGCTACGCTGTTGGGGATGTTGCACTTTCAGCCTCGTTAACCATCAATGCGGTTGCATATCATACGTTATCCGTTACGCCCAGCTTATCGTTAACAGACATACGACTGTTTACGCCGGTTACTGATACCAGTATTTCAGGCATTGAATTTATAAACCGAACTACTGGGGCATTAGTCACCAATTCCCCTGTAAGTAATTGGCGCTACATTTTTAGAATTTGGTATTAAGCGGAGGTTATATGGGTAGCATAGAAATTAAATTCTATATCAACGCGGACGGTTTTATTTATACCGGAGATAAAATAGATGGCGCTAGAGAGGCAACGGAATCAGAAATAAAGTCTCATTTAGAAACTTTGGTCGAGGCAAATACCGAGAGCAAAATTGAGTAATGAAACGTTGGTTTAGGCGACGCGGCTAAAAAGGGAATTGCATCAAATGCGGAAATGCAGGTGGGAACAGCGGATAAGCTGGTTTCACTGGTTGGGTTAATGAGTATTTTCGGTAAACGAGCTTTCTCTGAAAATGACTACATTCGCATACCTGATGTTCCAGGTGGATTAATTTTGCAGTGGGGGAGAGTTGTAATACCCACAACCGTTAGTGAAAAGTCGGCAAAAATCACCTATCCAATCCAGTTCCCAACTGCTGTTTTCTCTATCACCGGCACATCTTGCATACCCGGAGATAATTATATGGATGGCGGTGGTGATTTCCCTGTTTTCCAGCATATAGGAGGAGTAACTGGCTGTACTGTATGGGCGTTTGAGCGCGTTCTAAACGCAACGGTTGGCGGTTTTGTCGCATATTTTGTTATTGGATATTGATATGAAAATATTTTTCAGCCCCACAATACTTGGTTTTCGTACATTAGATATGGTCGAAGATGGTAGCTATAGTGATAGTTATGGCGATTTTGTTGAATTGTCTGATAGCGAAAGGCTCAACTATTGGAAGCAATCACCACCCTGCGGAAAAACATTGGGTGTTGCTACTGGGCGTCCTGCGTGGGTGGATTTACCACCGCCGACACATGAGGAATTGGTCGCCAGCGCTATTGCTAAAAAGAACCAGTTAAAGGCTGCTGCCGATTCAGAAATTGAATGGCGTCAAGATGCTGTTGATGACGGCAGTGCAAGCGAAAAGGAAATAGTGGATCTTGCGGCGTGGCGTAAATATCGATTGGCGTTGATGCGGATTGATACATCAAAAGCGCCGGGTGTCGAGTGGCCCGAATCGCCACAATAATTAATACACCGGGCTTAATTGCCCGGTATATTTTACATAACTAAATAGTATCAGGTAGAGTATCAGCAAGTACCCACTCGCCACCATTAGTAGCAATATGCTCTGGTGTTGGACGCGGGCCAGACATTAATATCCAGCCCTTGGTATCAATAGCTAACCCTAATTCAAATGAAAACTCCGTTGAGTCATCTTTTTTTCCAAAATATTTATTCATTAATCCACCGTTTTAATTCTTACGCGATAAGGGGCTGATGTTACTTGCGCGTTAATTCCATGCGGGTTCCCCGCGCTTGAGCTACTTGTTGTCACTTCTAACCCACCCGATTGGATTATTATAAAATCATCTGATGAGCCGGAACCGTATGGGTATGCTGAAATACCACTACCAAAACCAGCTACGTTGGGGTTATAAAGCCAACCCGTCGCGCCCCATTTCCCTGCAATTAGAACCTCAACTAATGCTTCAACTCGCCTGCTAGGGAACGGATTTGCAATGGCCTTTCTTATGTTTTTGGTCATTATCGCCGGTGCTGATTCTGTACCATCAGGGTATGAAATTATGAATTTTGGCAACTTAGCGCTGATGTCGCCCAAACCAAGGTTTGCGAGAGTCTCAGCCAGTGCGGCTGGCCCCAGTGCTTTAATCTCAGATAACAGATTGGCAATCTGAAAATACTGGTCGTGCGGATTAGCGTCTTTGCCGTGGTCTCCCAATGCTTTCGCTGCTGCTTCGGCGACTGTTTTGACCGCTTTCGGCGTGGCGGCTAACACTTCGCTATCGCTGGTTGTGGCACTGCTTAATTTAACAAAGCCCTTTTCGGTCTTACTGGCATCCGGGTGATTGCGTGATTTCTCATGCTCGGTGAGCAGGTTGTCAGCGTACTGCTTAACCTCAATCGCTTTATCATCAGCATACTTGCGCGTAGCCAGCACCACTGACGGGTCGATTTTCAGCGTGACAGCAGCCGTGCTACTGACAATTAAAATCATCCGAATGGTTTGGGTGCGCCCGCTGCCCTCTTGCAATTGTGGCTTATAAGTTTCGGCGCAGTTGGCAATGGCAATCAAGTCACCGTCTTTATCCAGCAAGCCAATTTCACGGATCCACCACCCGCCCTCAGTCTCAGGGATAACCTGTTCAGCAATAATCTGACTGGTGTTAATCGGGTCAATGGTCAGCATGTTAAGGGCGGCGCGGCGCTGCTCATTCACCAGTTTGGTTTGTGCCGGGATAGGGGTTGGCAGGGTTCCGCCGCCATCCCCGACCGCCATTTGGGTAATCTCTAAGCGGGTGCCGAGCGCGGTGGCGTTCGCCAGCTTGGCCGCACCAATATTGGTCAGTAAAGCAAAGAATCTCGCTGTCATGGGTTCACTCTCAGGTCATCGATAATGTGGATTGCGGCACTGGCGTAACCCTCGCCGGTCACGGTTATAGTTTCAGGTAAATACGGGTATACGGTCAGTTCATCACCGCTGTAACTGGCGGCGGCTATATACAGCGGGCCGCTACTGTCGAGATTGATGGACAGGCCGACTAAGTGACGGCTGCATGGCTTGGCGTCGTCTATCAGCCGCTCAAGCTCTTGATACATTTCCTCGGTAATGCCGGTTTCCAATACACCTACATCGAGGCGAAAGGTGCCGGGTGTTTCGTTGGTCTTCCACCACTCAATCACCTTGATGAGATAGCCGAGCGGCTCAACCACCCGACGAATTGCGCCAATGGTGCCTTTGTGTTTGTGGACGTACTGCGAGGACTTCACCACCTCACGCTTGGTGGCTTCCGGCCAGTTCTCATCCCAGCGGTCAACAGACCACGCCCACGCCAGATAGGGCAACAGTGGTAGCGGGCAAGTGTCGGCGTTCCAGAGCTGGCGAATCGGAACCGGGGTATTTTCCAGCTCGGCGCAGGCGCGCGCGGCGGCCACTTCCAGCACAGAAGAACCAACAGGCAATAAACGGTCAGTCATCCGTACCCCCGACAGTGATGTTGCTGCCGGTACAATAGGCCGCTTGGGTTTTATCCAACACCACATCAGCCAGGGGGGCATTAATTACCGCCCGCTGGACACCCTCAACATGCAGCGCGGCATACAGAGCCGATAGGCGAATGTCGCGACCAAGGCGGCGTTGTGCAGTGACAAAGGCAGTCAGTTTCTTCTCAGCCGCAAGGCGCACCGGCTCAGCCTCCGGCCCCGGATGCAGATAGAGCACCGCGTCAATCTCATAATCTTCAATGTGGGCCGATTGCACCGTCACCCGGTCAGCCACCGGCCGCGTGTTCTCATCATTCAGCGCGGCTTCAACCACGGCCAGCAGTTCGGCTGAGGCTTCGCCGTTGCCATCCCGCGATAACACCGTGACCGTGACACAGGCGGGGGTCGGACTGATTGCCGAGGCATCGGCCACACGGCCGTCAGCACTTTTGGCGTGATATTCATACGCACCCGTTGGCCCGGCGACACTCAAGCCCTCAAAGGCTTGCGGGATACGCACCCGGAAATAACTGTCAGATTCCATCACCGCCTCAATCGGCGGAATGGCCGTGGGGTCTGCCGGGGTGATAACCAGCCGCTCAACGTTGTTATTTGCGCCGAGCTGGTCTAAATCGCTGCCGACGGCATAGGCCACCATCACCGCGCGGGCCGCATCATTGACGCGCTGGCGCAATATCACCTCGCGATAGGCGTTTTCCTGTAGCAACTTGACCAGCGGCTCCGACTCCAGCGACAACGTGCGGGCCACGGCGGCGCGCTGTTCTTCCGGGTAAAGAGATATCAGCGTGGCTTTACGCTCGGCCAGCAGGGTTTCATAATCCAGTTCTTCCACCACAAACGGCGGCGGTAACAGGCTCAGGTCAATGGTTGCCATAGGGTTAGCTCACAGGGATGGTTAAAGAGAGGGGGGCCGCGCTATCGGTGCGAGTGCCGGTGATATCAACCACCATTTTCCCGTCAAAAGTGGTTTCAAAGGTGATGCCAGTCAGTTTGACCCTCGGCTCCCAGCGCAAAATGGCACTGTAACTGGCGGCCATAATTTGCAGGCGCAGGGCCGGATTTTGTGGCTGGTCAATCAGCTCCGATAGCAGCGAACCATAAGCACGGCGCATCACCCGCGAACCCACAGGGGTGATAAGAATGTCAGCGATAGACTGGCTGATGTGGTCAGCGTCGGTAATGGTTTGCCCGGCGTTGCGGCTCATGCCGAGATAGGTGACAGTGGTCATTTAATCCCCTCCGTATAATCCCCGCCGCGCAAGACGCCGCCGTGGTCATGGTTATCAACTACCACGCCATTGGATGAGAACTTGCCGCCGGAATGGTCAATGTTGCCGCTCATCGTGCCGCCTTTCTTCACGTTCAACGTGCCGGTGGTCAGGTTGTTGGTGCATTCCACTTCGGGTGTATCCAGCAGGATTTTGACTAATGCGGCACAGGTGATAGTGGGGGCGGTGGCATTTATCGATTCACTGGCATTGATAACCGCCGTTTTGATGCCATCAGCCCGCAACTCGCCGCTCTCAGGCTCGTAGTGCAACGTGGCACCGTCAGGAAAGGCGATATACAGGCCATCCGCCGAGGCCGACGGCGGCGGGAAGTCATCAGAAAAAATGCCCGGCAGCACAAAGGCGGTATCCAGCTCGCCGCCGAGGGACAATATCAACACCTGCTCCCCCTCAGACGGTGCCCACCATGATCGCGATTGACCGGCGCGCAGCGTCAGCCAGTTTAACCAGCCGGTGGTATTGTCTCCCGTCGCCACACGGCACAGGGCATTGTCGAGATCGACCTCGGCCACCGTACCAATACGGATCAGGTTGCGCAGCAGGCGCAGAATTTCAGTGATTTGGGTTTGAGTGTTCATGTGATTGAGGATGCCGTATTTACTCGGCATACCTCAATTAAGTTGAGATGTACTACGTGTGACACAACGTAAAATAAATTTAATACAAAATATTTCTTTCTTCTTACTGTATTACTATTGAGAGGGGGGAGTGTCTGTTCGCTCCTCATCAATAATTCCCAACTCATTTTTTATAGGTTCTAAGGAGAAATTTTCAAATTCAATCAGTAATTTGTTCACATAATCTAAAATATCTAATTTTTTAATTAACTCAAAGGTTGATGATGACCATTTTTGACTTTCATATATTTCCCTTTCATCTGACCAGTTTATTTTTTTATAATGGCACTGAAAGCTGAATATTATAATTGCCGTTCTTGATATTATAGGTAATATATAAAGTATAGAACTATTTATATTTTCATATTCAGATTTCGCCTTTAGTGATAATGCAATGAATGGGATGTCGACAGTACTATCTATGCTTACTGGTAAATTTACAGTTTCTTCTATTATATCATAATCACTTTCGGCATTGCCCGCACCAATCGTCGCTGCAAAAAATAGTGAGCCAAGTCTTTTTGACTTTGGTACTTTGATCTTGCGAGTTGTTTTTTCATATAACGCCTTGACAAAAAAAGATCTTTCATTTTTACTTGCCCATGATGCGATAGAGTCAATGTTAGGTATTCTTTTATAATTATCGACCTCAGAGGCTTCCAGTGTATAAATATCTTTACCGTCATAGTCAAAAAATTTTTTATTAAATAAACATTGCTTTATTGAGTTCATAACTGCCATTGCTTCCTCTTGAGAAAGATATCGCTCTGCATCAATTTTAATTCTCTCTAATAAATTAAGGTTGGTGACTTTATTTGACTGTACACTAGCAATATCTTTAAGTTGATTGGCTAAGAGTATTTTATAATCGCTTTCCACCGTCAAAAATATTTCAGTGAAATTAGCTTGGCTAACAAATAGAGGTGTTTGACGCTGATTTTGAGTGAAGTCATCTGATATGAAATCGATAATATCTTTATATCTGACATCATCTACTTTTATATTTGTTATGGCTTCTATAAAGGATTTTGTAAATAAACTTAGATGTATATCTGCAAATGATGATTGGTGCGATTGCGAAGAAAGCATAAAGTAGCAGCGATTAAACCCTTTAGCTTTATCATCTAGATATTTATTAAAGCTATCTAGATTTTTTATGTATGATACTCCTGCTTGGCAGGAATCAACTACCTTTACAGTTAGTTCTGGTGATAAAGATTTAATCTGAAGATCTATTTCTGAGTTTTCAAGTGTTGTTTGCTTTAATTTTTTAATGTCACAATCTGTCATTGCATAGTGAAACTCATTACCATCATATAAACCATGCCCACTAAAGTAAAAGAAAAACTCATCAACGGCTATTCCTTCATGACGTCGAATGAATTCAGATATTTGATTTTTGACACTGGCGCTAGTCGTCTGCTTATTAATAAATAATATTTCATTGTATTTTTTACTGTAGCTTACAATTTCATTAACTATATTTGCATCATTTAAGCATGCGGGAAGATTTGTTTCGTTATTATATTCGCTAACGCCAATAATAATTGCCAGGTTCATATTTTTATCCTTCTGTTGTCTGTGGTTATTTAAGTTAGCTTTGTTTTAGCTTAAATTCAATTCATTTGAATAATTTAAATATCTATAACATTGAAGAGATGAATTCTAGCGTTTGATCATGAATATAGTTGAGATCTTGCTGACTGAAACCGAGCAACGGCCGCTCGTCATACTGCACATCTTTGCTGTGTACGTTCGGACGGTCACGCAGGCCAAAATGGTGCACTGTCGCCATCCGTTCCACGCGCCCGGCGAACTCGACCACAGCCCCATCAGGGCTACTGTTGGCTTTCATATAGCGGGCGGTGCGTAACTTGGCGAACATTTCCCTTTTAATACGGCCTTTTGGCTTACGCAATGGTTGAGATTTACGGGCGGCATACGGGGTGCCGTCGGGCGCTTGTTGGCATTTAATGCGTTGTTGCTGGCTGGCCCGCAGGTGTTTAGCAACTGTCACCGCCAGCGCTTTGCGCGCCTTTGGGGTCAGACTGGCAATCAGCCCGGCCAATGCATCATCAAAGGGTTTCAACTCATTCATTTGACCGTTTCACCGTTAAAGTAGATGGCTGTTGGCCGTGTTGGCGTACCCGGCCACGCCGGTTCCAGCGCATGGTTAACATGCAATGCACCGTCTACCTCTTTCACAATGGCCCGCTCAGTCAGTTGCAGGTCGATACGGATATCACTCAACACATCGCTCATCACATCAACCTTATGAATAAAACCGGTGTGGCGTTTTTCTTCTGTTGCCATGATGTCCGGTTGATGTTCCCGTAGCCATGCCAGTATCGGCACAAAGAGATAATCAACATCATCGGGGAAATCCTCAATAAACAGCGTCAGCGTATATTGATTTTCAAAAGACAGCGACGGGGCCAGCGTTGAGACAATTCGCCCGCCATCAACAAACATTTTCAGCCGCTCCGGGTTAGTCTGGAACAGTTGCAGACTGTCGGTTAAGGCTTGGCGTAACAGTTTGGGTTTTAACATGGTGTTGTTCCTGACACTGTTTAACAGCTTCCACTTGCAGCCCGCAGGCCACCAGTGCGGTTTCTAACTGGCGGATATCGGCACTTAAATCACCGTTAACCGCCGGTGTGCTGCCCGGCAGCGGGCAACTGCTCACCGTCGGACAGCCAACGTAAATAATCGTTGGGGTTGGCGAACGCGGGGCGCTGGTGCAGCCGGATAACGTCAGTAGGCAAAGCAGTAGCGAACCAATCACGCAAGACTTTATTTTCATTGAGTAACCTTTGAATTCTCTGTTCACGAGATAATGACAAGGTGCTGGCGTGGCTCAGTGATTGCCGTAATGCCCGCTCATTGTCTGCCTGTAGCCGGGCCTCATCTTGCAGGCGGGTGATCGCGCTGTCCCGGTTCTCAATCCCAGCGGATAAAGTGCCAATAATCCGGTTAGCACTGTCGATATCGTGGCTCAGGCTGTTGGCATACCACCCCAGTGCAACCAGTAACGCGACTATCACCATCATGGCTATGCGCATATCAGACCCCGCTCAGGCAGTGTGTTTGCTCGGTGGTGCGTCGACGCTCTAGCCCTTTGGTTTTCACGCCGTTGACGTATACCCAGCGCGGTAACTGATTGCAGGCGCTGCGCCAGTCACTCTTGTTGATATAAAAGGCCAGCGTCGAGCGACAGGCAGCCCCCGTACCGACGTTAAAGGCGAACGACACTACCGCGTCATATACCGGTTGCGGCATGGCAACCGGCATACACACCGCCATAGCCCGTTCGACCCGCTGCACGTCAGCGACCAGATTGACCGCCACCTGTCGCTCACTGATAACACTGCCCGGCTTAACGCCGGCCGTGTGACCGATGCCATTTGTCCAGACGTTGGCGCTACATTGGTAGGCGTTGAGCTGGCAGCCCTCATAATCGGCGATCAGTTTTAGCCCGGCGGGCGATGTGTTGAGCGTCTGGTAATTTGGCAAGGTGGCGGCCAGCGCCAGAATCGCCCCGACCAGACAGCGCTTAACGATTGAGTTCATCGAACACCTCCCGCCTGATAGCCAACTCTTTTAGCAAGAAATAGCTCTTGCGCCGGTAGTACCAGTTGATAAAACAGGTCGCCGCAGCGGCCACCGCCGCCACATAAAACGCGATATCTTGCGGACTCAGTGCGCCAATAAACGCCAGTACCAGCGCCAAGACATAGGCTACCGCAGAGCTAAATTTCTCCATTTTCAATCCCATAATTGAACGGTTTCACGTTGGGCCGCCGGGGCCATGTCGGGCAACTCCACCGGATAACCATGCGGCAGAATGGCCCCCAGTTCCGACAGCCCCGGATTCGCGTCATAGACTTGCTCAAGCACATCTTGCGTGCGGCCGTAATAGCGCCAGCACAATGCGTCGAGCGTGTCGCCTTGCAACGCGTTGACCTGCATCAGATAAGGCCAATAATGTTGTGAGGCTTACCGGCAATGTTGCGAATGCTAATCCGCGCATCACGCCACAACTCATCAACCGTACTTTCAATGGCTTCCGCGCGTTTATCACCGCGCGCGCTGGCGTCATAGCCGCGATAACGCTCGGCCAACAGTGCGGCCGTAATGGCACAGACCGCACGCTGGTACTCGGCCAACTGGATGCTCTCGCCGTCCAGTTGCTCGGCCTGTACCTCGGCCAGTGTTTTAAAGCCTGCCGCCATCTGGTCACGGCGGTACTCGTACAGTTCAGCGTTAACCTCGGCAATAGCGCCTTTGATGGTAAAGCGCAGGCGCTCGGCGGTGATGGTTCCCTCAAGGCGCAACAGCTCACGCAGTTTTATCGGGTCAACCGCAGGCCAGAAAAAGGTATTTTCAATCACCGGTTCGGCCGTTTTGTCTGGCCGTGGCGCGGGGATAACAACAGTGGTCATGGCAACCTCAATATCAGAATGGGTGGGCGGTGGACGACGGCGTTAACAAGGTAAACTCTGTTGCGGCCATCGTGCCGCCCGGCTCGGGGAGCGTTCGGGTTAGCGGCTGGCGGCGTTCTTTAACTTCACGGCCAGTCGCTCTATGTCTTTTTTGACGCCACAACCGGTATGCAGTTGGAGTGCGCGGTGAAGGTGGCTCAGGGCCAGTTCTCCCCGGTCACTGTCACGCAGCACATAACCGGTCATTTTGTGCAGTTTGGCCCGCACCTGGTCGGGCATGTCTTCCTCTTCCATCAGCTCAATGGTTTGCAGCAGGTGGTCAACGTCAACCGGCTTACCGGTGGCATAGGCTCGCCCGGCAGACTCGGCCACTTCCTCGGCAATCAGGTAAGCGGTAGAACGAGTAAAACGGTCTGTTGGCACTAACTGATAACGCAGAGCATAACGGGCGATATCCAGTGCGCCGGGGATATCCCCGGCATCCAGACGCCAAATCATGATGGTCATTAAAATGGCGTCCTGCGCGCCTTTCCCCTCACTCAATACACCCGATACCCACGGCAGATAGTCCGGCAATAACTGCCGCTTCAGCTCGGCTTTACGCTCGTTTGAACGCACCTGTTTCAGCTTGCGTTTATCTTCATTGAGCTTGAGCAACATCAGCTCGTAGCCGGTGGCATGGCGTAACGGGTTATCCCGTAGCTGTGAGGCGGCAATAGCCGACTGTTGGATAAAGTGGCGGCGCGCAGGACTGGTCATGGCTTATTTACCCTCGTCGGTAACGGTAGGTGCGGAGGCTGTTTTCACCGCTTCAACCAGTGCATCAGCAAGACGATCAAAGTTGGATTTGTCCGCTGCTTCGGTGTCTTCTTTTTTCGGCGGCGATAAAATCTCGATATTTTCCACCAGACAGCCGCAGGCGTAATCCTCCACCACATAATCCTGTTTAATGGATTCATAGTTTTCGATGCGGTCACGCTTGGCGTTCTCATCGATATGGCGGCGGTGTGAGTCTTCCAGCCAGTAAATAGACAGGTTATCGAGGCGGGTGATCATGAATGCGTTAGCCGGGAAGAATGGCACACGGATAGCAGAGGTGATATCTAACCGGCCTTTCAGGTATTTGCGCCAGTGCATCGGCGTGATATTAAAAGCGCGCGCCATTCTGGCAAGATCGCCGAATATGCGTACCTGTGTATCAGCCTGCAATAAAACAGCCCTGTCACCCTGATTAGCCTTAATGCATTCATCATAATGATGGTTGTACGCCACCATTAACTCATCGCCGATTTTGCGGGCAAAGCGGCGCAGCTCTTTATCATGCATACCCGCTAGGCTGGCATAGGTTGGGGCATCAGTGGAAAAGCTCATTGACGCACTGAGGCGCATAACATTTTTACTATTGACCACCTGAATACGCGGCCAGATACGCTGGTCAAAAACAAACACCAGCCATTTATTAGCGTCGTTTAACCCTTTATTGGCTAACAGGTATTGATAGCGAGAAATAAACTGGCTACGCAGGAAGTGGGGCAGATTATTGATATTGGCTAAAACAGCTTGCCCCTGAATCAGTTGTTCACGGGTAAGCGGTCTTGCAGGTGCAAGGGTTTGGCGCGGTTTACTGCCGGGGTAGGCGTAAGCAGGAACAGCAGCGCCACTGCCCGGATAGGGTAACGGCGCTGTTGGGGTAATACGGCCACGCATATTATTAATGCTGGTCATAAGACTGAGTGATTATGTGCTCAGCGATTTGATTAAGCAGTTCAGCAGCTTCTACGCCATTTAGTTCACGATTCAAAATTTGATTTGCGATTTCTTCCAAACGAGATGAGACAAGTGCCGCCTGATTTTTTCGTTCATCAATCCGAGCCTCATTTAGCAATAACTCCAGTGAGTTCATAGCTACAGGCGAACGTTCATATCTTATTAATTCCGCTTGTTGCTTTATATCCTTCATCGGTAATTCCTGTTTTTAGGCAATAAGAAACCCGGCGAGTAGAACGCCATATATTGCGGTGATAATTAATTAATAATATTCAGTGCGCAGTCATCATTACTGACAAATGACGGCAACGAACGAGTAAACTCAATTAAGTAATTCAACGTTTCAACAACAGATTCTCTTTCTGCTGGCGTTAATTCTGAAAACTGCATATTCACATGACGGCTTTTTAACCCAGCATGAAAACAGATTGTTTTACGCAAATGTGCCGGTGATTTATCAAAAGCCTCCTGAGCAACATTCTTTCTATTACGGAAATGCGTTTCTTTTAATTCAGCAATACGAGCAATACCCGTCATTCTTAATTTTTCAGCTTCCGTTAATTGCAGCATATAACCCCCAATCAACGTCCGAACAGACGACATAATATTGGCGTCTTCTTTGCAGAGGACAATTCTTGTAAAAGCGCCTTTTGATTACTTCCCGGTTTCCAGCGCTGGCCGCTCTTCAATTCCAGCACACCGTTACCGAAATGACGCAGGTTTACCGGACTTTGCTGTTTCAACAGTGGAGCAATAGAAATAATCATAAAGACACCTCAACTCAAACCAGCGACAGCACTCAAGCCGCTAATAACATCAACGGTTGAAGCAAGCGCGGGGGTTGATTGAATGCGCGCCTGCACTGTCAGGCCAATCAGTGACAGATGGCGAATCGCAGTATTGACGCTATCCAGCAGAGCAGATTTGCTGAATGCTGTTTTGTGATTACCTTGCACCGCAGCGGCAGCAATAGAACCCACGGCGGCTGTAGCATGTAGCGCATAAGTCGGGATATTACCGGGGCAGGCTTCATTGACTGGCACTGACGGCATGCAATTGATTTGTGACAGCAGGCCGTCTAATAACGTTGGGTCTTCGGTCAGGTCGGTGATGCACAGTAGTTCGTCAACGGTCAGGCGGTGTGGCTGGTCAGGATTCAATTTGTTACGCAACACTTGCGCTGAGATCCCTGCGTTTGCTGCCAACTCGACTAAATTGTGCTTTAAAGCAAACTGACGGCAGGCGTTGTCAAAGTGCGGATGTTTGGACACTGAAAAATCAAACATGGCTTACTTCCTCACATATGCCGACAATTAGTTGGCAAATTTGAATATTGAACATTACTGGTTTGCCGCTTCTTTAGTGAGAGCGATCATATTTACGAGAACCTTTTCCATTTTGCGAACTTTCTGGCGGATAGGTAAACGACCATCTTTCACCATGCCACGGCAGGTTTCATAAGGGATCCCGCTCAATTTTGAGAACTCAGGCAGGGATAAATAAGGAGAGGTTACTGTGATTGCAAGGTTTTGAATCATGGTGCATCCTGTAATGTGTGGTTAATGCGGGTTAATTTGTGTCTTTGTTCAATAATGAGGAATTTAATCCTCAAAGTTGTACGAGTCAATATTATTTTGGCGGGAATGTTGAATGGTTTTTAGTGGCGGACAAGCTGTTGTTGATAGGTTATTGAAAGCCTACGGTTTTTCAACGCAACGTGAGCTTGTAGGAAAAATAGGTGTTGGTCATGGAACAGTAAGCACGTGGATCAAACGTGGGTATTTTCCCGGCAAAGAAATTGTTCAGTGCGCACTTGAAACGGGTGCATCTTTGCAATGGTTAGCTACTGGGGAAGGAGAACCGTGGGAAGCCGATAAAGCTACTAATGAAAAAGAACACGCTAAATTAATTCAGCACAGAAAGTTGGTTGATGGATTGTTAACCGATGCCAGCCCCGTATTACTTGATCCTGAATTACTTCCAGTACAGATAGATGAACCTGAGTTGATTTCTTCACCTAATGCCAAGAGTTCATTTCTGGTTGAGCATCAATTCAAGAAAGTTACTGATGGCCTTTGGTTGATTGAAAAAGCGGGGGTTGCATCTATCAGTGATATTACCCGTTTACCGGGTGATGTATGGCGTATCAATGATGTCAATTGGCCGGTTAGTGAGGTCAGTATTTTGGCTAAAGTTGTTGGGGAAATTACAGGCTATTGATATGTAATTCTGAATAATTTTTTGTAGCTTCACGGAGTCTTTATGGATAAGAAACTCAGTGTTTTTAACTACTCACGCAATAGAGAAAAACTGTTAACCAACCTAATCAATATGATCGAAGGTATTACCTGCGATGGTGAAGTAGATACACGAGAACTGGTCTTTTTAGATACATGGTTATTAGAATCTGAAATTATTTGTGAAAATTATTGTGTCGATGCGATTCGAACAAAAATAGCTACCATTTTAGACGATGGTGTTATTGAAAAAGAAGAGTTAGCTCAGTTTAAAATTGACCTGATTGACATCCAACAGAACTTACTAGACACGCCAGATATCGATCTTTACTCATCTGAATCAGACCAGCATTTGCTTGAGGGATTATGCAAAGGCATGCTGGCAAATCACCAATTGATAGAAAGCGAAGTCCGCTATCTTGACTGGTGGCTTTCTCAGAATGGTATGTTGAAAAATAATTATCCCGGTAAAGAGTTGTATAAACTAGTCAAGGATATTTTAGCCGATGGCGTTATAACTCCAGATGAAAGAGAAGCTTTAAAACAAGCGCTGATTGATTTTACCGGTTGTGATATAGCTAACGGAGTTGTAGATGGAATGGCAACACGATTGCCTATTGAGCACGTGGATAATATTGATTTACAGGATGCTGTAGTCTGTCTTACAGGTAAGTTTCTATGTGGTAGCCGCAATAAATGCAAGACAGATATAGAAGCTGCCGGTGGCGTTGTTGTGGATACGATAACTCAAAAAATAGACTACCTGATTATTGGTACTTTAAGTTCCCGTGATTGGCGTTTCCAAAGCTTTGGCAGAAAAATAGAGTTAGCTATTAACTATCGTGATGAAAAGGGTGTCCCTTTAAAAATCATTAGTGAAGAACAATGGAAGAGTTTTGCTGTTTGATTGGCGAACATACATGGAGTTGTGATGAAGTTCTTAACTACAGCTATTATTGGTGTTTTGCTTCTGTCTTTACCAACGGTATCAATTGCTAGAAATCCCCCCTGCTCTGGTAAAAAGGGTGGGGTATCTCATTGTGAAAATGAGAGGTTTGTCTGTAATGATGGCTCTATTAGTAAATCAAAGAAAACCTGTACGCGTTAGTTTTTAATCAGATGTTTGTCGCGCTACATATCAAACATTGACTACTGTTTTTATATACAGTAAATAGGCCCAAGGGATTATTCTTGAGGACTTATTTATGGCAGTACGGAAGTTACCCAATGGGAAGTGGGTCTGTGATTTTTACTCAGATGGCCGTGATAGTAAGCGGGTTAGGAAAACCTTTGTTACTCGCGGTGAGGCGTTGCGCTTTGAACGTGAACAATTAGCGCAACGTGGTGATCTGGATATTGACTATCCTACGGAGTTAAATAAGAGAGGCAAGTATGTTTGAGTCGATTGTGCCATTGGACATATACAACAAGAACATCAACATACTGATAGGCTCAGGTGCTTCAGCAGACTTGTTCCCTACGCTGGCACTCGCTATTAAAGACGCACAAGGGAATAGGGAAACGATTGAGACACTTGCCACGAAGTTTGAAACCTTGCCTGAGAAGCGAACTGCGTTGTTCATGCACTATTACAACACGTGCATTTTTCCTGTACAGACCTTTAATCCAAGTTCCATCACTTCAGATAAAGGAAAAGAAAATCTCAAAAACTATGAGAATTTCTTGACAACTCTTTTAGGACTACTGGATAGAAGGAAAGACCTCAACCGTAAGATCAATATCTTCACCACTAACTATGATGGCTGTCTAGCCCATATGGCCGACAGCATTCTCATGAAAGGCTCGCATGATTTTGTGGTGAACGATGGCACCTCTGGATTTCACCGGAAACACTTGCATTCCAAGAACTTCAGTACGTTCCAATGTCAAACCGGAATATTTGAGCGCAGCAACTACGGTATCCCCCAGCTGAACATTATTCACCTTCATGGTTCGGTCTACTGGTCCAAAAGCGCTGAGAAGATTGAAGTCAATTACCGTAATGATTTCCATAACCTTTTGGCAAGAGAAACAATCGAAAAGCTAGACAGATACTCGGTGTTCCTTAGTACCAAAGACAACAAGACCGAAGACATACCCGCCTTGCCCTTCAGTAAAGAGCAGATGGAAACCTTCTGGGATGAGTACAACAAGCTCCCCATAGTGAACCCCACTAAGTGGAAATTTCACGAGACTGTTTTTGAAGAGCACTACTACCAGATGCTCAGGCTATTAAGCTATGAGCTTGAGAAACCAAATGCCATACTCATCACATTTGGCTTTTCATTTGCTGATGAGCACATTCTCAGGCTTGTCCAACGCTCCCTCTCCAACCCGCAACTTCAAACTTTCATTTGCTGTTACAGCGACGAGAGCGCGAACAGCATGCGTGAAGAATTCAAGCTATGGAAAAACGTCAAGGTCATTGGACCGCCGGAAGATTTGAAGATGGACTTCACCAACTTCAATAGGTATATCTTTTCTCTCAAGCCAGAGGACTATGAATCACCAGTCTTGGCTGAAGACGAGGATTTGATATGAGTATCGTTGTAGGTGAAGTCATAGCAGTTAGTGGGGTGCGCATCTCCCTTCGTATTTTTGAAGATTCCAACCATGAGACCATCTTTTACGAAGGCATTAAGTATCGGGGGGTTTCACTCAGGGAGCACATCACCATCCAACGAGGTTTCATAGACATTGTCTGCCTTGTTGAAGGCGAGTTTTTGGACGAAAAAAAGCTTGAGGCAGATGCCGTGAAGACCCATTACATCCGAAAAGTTGATGTCCGGCCCATAGGCTACATAGTGGATGACAAGTTTTTTGAAGGTGTGAAGTACATGCCGATGATTAGGGATAAGGCATCTCTAATCAGCGAACTCATGGTTGGGAAAATCTATGGGACAGAGGGCAAAACTGGTTTTTCCATTGGGTCCATGCTCAAAGAGAACGTCCCCATCAACTTGCCATGGACACGGTTATTTAATAGCCATCTAGGCATCTTCGGCAACACTGGAAGCGGTAAATCTAATACCCTAGCTAAGCTTTACACGACTTTATTCAACGAGAGGCTCTCTGCACTAAATGGCAATAGTCAGTTTGTTATCATTGATTTCAATGGCGAATACACTGAAGACCAGATCCTTCCAGCCAAGGACAAGCTGATAGTTGCGCTAAACTCTAAAAAAGCTGAGCATAAATTCAAGGTTGAAGCTGCTCATTTTTGGGATGTAGAAACTCTGAGTCTCCTGTTCCAAGCTACCACCAACACACAGCAACCGTTCTTGCGCCGAGTCCTGTCTGGCAAGGAAAAATTTAAGGATGTTCCGCTCAAAAGATATGTGGAAAAGGTTTTTGAGAAAGTGTTTAGTACAGGTGAGGCGAAATCAGATGCGTTGGACCTGAGCCGTGAAATTGCGCGGATGATTGACTGCTATTCGTTGCAAGATCATCTAAAGGGAATCATTTATTATAACAGAGATAAGTATTTCAGGCACAGCAACGGCACTTACTACAACTCAAATGGAAATGGCTTTGACCTTAACATCAAGCCCATCATTGATGAAGATGTTAATTTGGATGGAATTGACCAGTTCGATGAACTCATCTTGAGGTGCTACCTCCAACTTTGTTCAGATGTCGTGTTCGGCTATGCTCAATACGAGCATATTCAACCAGTGCTTGCTAGGGCCAAATCATCCACCTCGGCTCTTCGCAATGTCCTTGAAATCGTTAATGATCCACCACCACCACATCTCTTGCATGTTTTCTCTTTGAAGAAATGTAAGAATGAGATCAAGAAGATCTTGCCATTGCTCATTGCCAAGAATTTCTACACGAATCACAAGGATGCGGAGAATCTGAAGAGTCCGCCAAGCAGGACCCTTCACCTCATCATTGATGAGGCACATAACATTTTGTCAGAGCAGTCCACTCGTGAGCATGAAATTTGGAAAGACTACCGACTTGAACTCTTTGAGGAAATCATCAAGGAGGGGCGTAAGTATGGTGTCTACCTCACACTCTCCAGTCAGCGGCCAGCCGACATTTCACCTACCATTGTTTCCCAAATTCATAACTTCTTCATACATCGGTTGGTGAACGATCGCGACCTTATGCTGCTAGACAATACAATCAGCACCTTGGATTCTAGTTCTAAGGCTCTCATCCCTACGCTAGCCAAAGGCTGTTGTGTGGTTACAGGAACGGCATTTGACTTGCCAATGATCTTGAAAATTGACCCGCTGCTGAAGCAGCATCGGCCCAGCAGTGATGATGTAGACCTTGAAGTGCTTTGGGCTATGCCTCCCGTTTAGGACAGTGTTTTCTCCTATTCCTTCTTTCCCCTGATAGGGACTTCGATATTATTCTGTGAGCGTTGGGGTGTATTAAGTATGAGTTAGTATTACGTTGGATTTTTTCTGAGTATTAAACTTAGCTTGGATTACTGTGACTACCATCCCCACAACAACCCAAACTAACCCGCCATCGTGTTTGGTAACTTGTTGATTGTAGCTAAGTCTTTGATTTGCAGATTGT